ATTTGAGGTGAATCCTCCAAGCATTGACTTAACATTAAAACAATTAGAGATGTTTGAGGTGAAGAAATGACAGTAGATGAATATGTAGAAGCTTTAGAAAGAGAACTTAAAAATTATTCTGAAGAGATAACAGAAGGAGTAAAAAAGAGTGTAGATATAGTAGGCAAAGAGGTAAATGCTGAGATAAAAAAACATATTACATTCAAACAACATACAAAAGAATATGTTAAATCTTTTAGAATAAAAAAAACATATGATAAAAAATATAAAAGGGTAAGAACATGGTGCGTTGTTAATGGCCAATATAGATTAACACATTTATTAGAAAATGGTCATGCTTTGGCACAAGGTGGCAGAACAAAGGCATTTCCACATATAAAATATGGAGAGGAAATTGCAAAAATAAGGATGGAAGAACTAACAAAGGAGGTTATAAGAAATGCTGGACATTAAAAATTTCTTAGAAAGAACAGGAATGAAAGTAGCTGAAAATTGTTTTTTAAAACCTCCAGCTCTTCCCTATATAGTTTTCTTAGATAGTGCATCCATTAATGGAGCTGATGATAAAAATTGTTTATCAAATAGGAATATAATTGTTGAATTATATAGTGAAAAAATAAATAAAGAAAAAGAGCATCTAATAGAAGAATTGTTAAATACTAATTTAATAAATTTTAATAAGGAACGTATATGGATTAATAGTGAAGGTTACTTCCAAACCACATACAATTTTAATTTATATGAAAAAATGGGAGGATAACATGGATAAAACAGAAAGAATAGTATTAGGTAGTGGAAAACTATATTGTAAAGAGTTTGATGGGGAGATACCAGAAAATACAGCAATAGAAACAGAAGAGAATAGACTTGGATATATTCAAGGAGGAGCTACTATTGAATATAAGCCCAATTTCTATACTGCTAAAGATGATTTAGGATTAGTACAAAAAGACATTATAACTGAAGAGGAATCTACATTTAAAACAGGAATATTAACTTTTAATGGAAAAACATTAGAAAAATTGTGTTCTACTGCGAGAGTTACTGAGAGTGCTGGTGTAAGAACAGTCAAAGTTGGAGGAATACAAAATAATAATGGTAAAAAATATTTGATTCATTTTCATCATGAAGACAAAAAAGATGGTGATATAAGAGTAACTATAGTTGGTAAAAATGAATCAGGATTTTCTCTTGCATTTGCTAAAGATAAAGAAACAGTAGTAGATGCAGAATTTAAATGCCATCCACAAGATGATGAAGGTACATTAATAAAGTACCAGGAAGAAATAACAACTGAGTAGAGCTAAGGAAACTTAGCTCTTTTTTGAAAGGAGAAAAAAATGCCAGAATTAAATTTTAATAATATAGCAAAAAAATATTTAAGAATAACTTTAAAGGATAAGAACAAAACAGTAATTAATGTATCAAATCCATCTAAAAAACTATTAAAAGAGTTAATTAATGTGGATAAAATGATTAAAAATGAAAATATAGAGGAAGAAGAACAAATAGGAATCTTGTATGAACTATGTGCAAAAATACTATCAAGGAATAAAGAATCATTAAATATAAATAAAGATTTACTTGAAGATATACTTGATATTGAAGATATAATAACCTTCTTTAAGGCTTACCTTGAGTTCATAAACACCCAAATAAAAAACTAAGCCTCCCTTACTATCCACTTGAAGATAGTGAGGGCCATAAATATGAAATTATTACTTATTGGGAGCACTTAGTTTCAAAATATACAGGTTTAAATATGTTAGAGGTAGAAGAATTAGACTATATAGAATATCTAATTTATAAAAGAGATGCTTTTATTTATTCCTGTAATCAAACTGAAAAGGGAAGAGAATATTTAGATAATGCTTGGAGAATTTCTCAAACTAAACCAGAGAGAGATAAATTAAGAAAAAGGTTTGAAGGAAAGGAGGGAGAAAATAATGGCCAATAATTTAAAAGGTATTACTATTGAAATTGGTGGTAATACAGAACCTCTTCAAAAGGCATTAACTGGAGTAAATAAAACAAGTAGGTCTCTTCAGGTTGAATTAAGACAAGTAGAAAAATTATTACAGTTAGATCCAACAAATACAGAACTTTTAGTACAAAAACAAAATCTCCTTGCAGATGCAGTCTTAAATACATCTAAAAAATTAGATGCATTAAAAGGGGCACAAGCACAAGTTCAAACTCAATTTGAGAGAGGAGAAATTGCAGAGGAACAATATAGGGCTTTTCAAAGAGAAATTATACAAACTGAAAATGAATTAAATAATATGAGAAGTGCTTTACAGATTGCTTCAAGAAATTTAAATGAATTTGGAGATAACAATGGTGTTGCCAAAGAAGAAGCAGAAGCCCTTGAAAGGGCTATTAGGGAACAAAATGAGACACTTGAAAGAGAAAGAGAAGCTCTTAGACAAGCAGAAGAAGCCCAAAAGCAACATGCTGAAGAAGTAGAAAAAGCAAAAGAAGAATTAGAAGAATTTAAGAATAAAGCAGGAGAAGTTGCAGATAAAGTTAAAGATGGAATATTAGCAATAGGTGCAAGCATTGTAGCTGGTTCTACATATGCTTTAAATTTATCACAAGATTTTGACAAAGCATTTAATAAATTAATAGTTAAGACTGGAGATTCTAAAGAGCAATTTGATGAACTAAATGAGGCTATGGAAAATGTATATGCTAATAATTTTGGAGAATCAATAGATGATGTAGCTGAAAGCTTAGCAACTGTAAGAACAACTCTGTGGCTTAATGGAGAAGAGCTGCAAAAGATAACAGAATATGCAATTGGTTTTCGAGATGCTTTTGATATTGAAGTCAATGAAAGTACAAGGGCTGCAAAAGCTCTTATGGATAATTTCGGCATAAGCTCAGAACAAGCATTTAATATGTTAGTCCAAGGCTATCAAGAAGGCCTAAACTATTCAGATGAATTCATAGATAATGTGAATGAATATTCTGTGCAATTCGCAAAGTTAGGCTTAAATGTTGAGGACATGTTTTCTATATTCGAAAGTGGTACAGAAGCAGGTGCATTTAATTTAGATAAAATTGGAGATGCTATAAAGGAATTATCAATCAGAGTCATTGATGGCTCGAATACAACTAAACAAGGGTTTGAATTACTTGGATTTAATGCTGATGAAATGGCAACAAAGTTTTCACAAGGTGGTGATACTGCAAGGGAAGCTTTTGAACAAGTAATAGAAGGTCTAAAAAATTGTGATGACCCAATAAATCAAGATTTAGCTGGAGTTGACCTATTAGGAACTATATGGGAAGACTTGGGGAAAGGAGTTGTAACTTCTTTATCTACAGCAAATGACTATTTTGATATGACAGCTAATAGCATGGAAGAACTTAACAATACACAATATGATGACATAGGTTCTGCTATAGAAGGATTAGGAAGACAACTTCAAGTGGATGTAATAGAACCACTTGGAGAAGATTTAAAACCATTGGTTGAAGAAGCTATTTCTTATGTTCAAGAAAATGGTCCTGAAATAAAGGAAATATTAAGTGACATAGTTACTAAAATAGGAGAATTTGTTGGATTTATAGTGGACAATTCATCAACAATATTATCAACTATTGTAGGAATAGCAACAGGATTATTAGCATGGAATGTTGTTTCAATGATAACAGGAATAGTAAATGCTATAAAAGCATTTAAGTTAGCAAATGAAGGAGCTACAATAGCACAATGGGCAATGAATGCTGCAATGAATGCAAATCCAATTGGAATTATTATAACAGTAATAGCAGGTTTGATAGCAGCAATTATTGCATTATGGACCACTAATGAAGATTTTAGAAATAAAGTAATTGAAATATGGAATAAAATTAAAGAAGTAATTTGTGGAGTTGTTGATTCTATAGTTAATTTCTTTACAGTTACAGTTCCAGAAGCATTCGATAATTTTAAAAATAAAGTATCGGAAATTTGGAATGGAATAAAAGATTTCTTTATTGAAATTTGGGAAGGGATAAAAGCATTTTTTACTGAGTCAATTCCTAATACAATGGAAAGTATAAAGCAGTTCTTTATAGATGGATGGGATACTATAGTATTATTTTTTACAGAATCAATTCCACAATTTATAAGTAATGTTATAACTTTTTTATCTGAGTTACCTAATAAAATAGCTTTTGGAATAGGTGTAATTATAGGTTATATATTGAATTTTGGGGTAGATGTATATAATTGGGTTACAACTAAAATTCCAGAAATAATTAATTCAATAGTAACTTTCTTTAGTGAATTGCCAGGGAAAATATGGACTTTTTTAGTTGATATAGTAATTAAAATAGAACAATGGGGTTCTGATATGCTTACAAAAGCAACTGAAAAAGTAACAACACTTATAGAAAATGTAAGAGTATTTTTTAGTGAATTGCCAGGAAAAATATGGAGTGCCATTATAGGAGCAGTAAACAAAATATCTGAATGGGGCTCTAATATGCTTAGCACTGCAAAGAATACAACTATAAGTCTTGTAAATAGTGTAGTAAGTTTTTATTTACAATTACCAGGAAAGATATGGAATGCCATTATAGGAGCAGTAAACAAAATATCTGAATGGGGTTCTAATATGCTTAGTAAAGCTAAGTCTGCAGCGTCAAGTGTTGTAAGTGGAATAGTAGATACATTTACATCATTGCCAGGAAAAATGCTTAACATAGGGAAAAATGTTGTACAAGGTATCTGGAATGGTATTTCAAATGCTAAAGATTGGGTTCTTGATAAAATAAAAGGTTTTGGTTCAAGTATAGTGGAAGGAATAAAATCAGTTTTTGCTATTCATTCCCCTTCACGTATAATGCGAGATGAAGTAGGAAAATATCTTGCTCAGGGAATTGGTGTTGGTATAGAAGAAAATTCTGAAGCGGTGTTGGATAAGACAAGAAAGTTAAATAATGAGATATTATTTGAAACTGATAAAATTAATCCTGTTACATTTAATAGAGCATTAAATAAAACTTTTAGTGTTTCTACTGAATTAAAAGAACCTAAAATTACTAAAAATAATATTCCAGAAACAGCAGTATTTAATCTTATATTAAACCAAGAAACAGTAGCACAATTAACAGCACCATTTATAGATGTTATAAATGGTGGGAAAATAGAACTTATTGGAAGGGGGCTTATTTTGTGAATTATGGAATAAGTAAGGATGGAAAACATTCTTATAAAGATTTTGGACTTTGGATAATAAAAAAAAATATAGGTATTCCATCAAAAAATAAAATAATGGCCACAGTTCCATTTATGAATGGTGAATATGATTTTAGCAATATTTATGGAGAAGCAACATATGGAGAAAGACAATTAGAATATACATTTGGAATAGTAGAAAATAGTAAAGAAGATTTAAATATAAAAAAGGTAGAAGCTCTGCAATGGCTATCATTAGGAAATGAAAAAACAAAAATTTATGATGATGCTATTCCAGGCTTTTATTTTTTAGCAGAATGTATAGAAACTGATTTTTCTGAAAGTGGTTTAACTGGAGAGCTAAAAGCTAAATTTACTGCTTATCCATTTAAAATAGGAAGTAAAATTGAAGGTTCTGACTTATGGGATGATTATTGTATTTTAGATATTTTCCAATTAACAAAATTTAATGTTGAGGGAGAACTTGAGGTAAGTATAATAAATCAAAGCATTCATTCTGTTTCACCTGAGGTTGTTTGTGATTTTAATATGGAAATATTAAAAGATAATGTAAAATATACATTCCCAATTGGAACAACTAAAGAATCTTTATTTAGTTTTTTACCTGGTACTAATAAATTCAAAATAAAAGGTACTGGAACAGTACAGTTTAACTTTAGAAAAGAGGCGATATAGTGTATAAAGTAAAGATAATAAATGAAGGAAAATCTTTAATTATAAATGATGTAAGCACCTCATCGAATGCTCCAAGAATAGAAGGAACTATCAAAAAAGGCATAAATACAATAGATAGTTTTGAATTTACTATTTTCCCTAATAATCCAGGCTTTAACTCTATATATGCATTAACTACTTTAATTGAAATAGAAAATACAATTACTAACAAGTTAGAGTTTAAAGGAAGAGTATTATTGCCAAAAGAAAATATGTCATCAAAAGGATTATTCTATAAGACAGTTACATGTGAAAGTGAAATGGCATATTTATTAGACTCTAATCAAATATATGGGGAATATCATAATATATCTGTAAAAAATTTTTTGGAAAAGATAATATCAAATCATAATGGTTTTGTATCTGAAGATAAATGGTTTAAGGTTGGAACTGTAACAGTAAAAGATAATAATGATTCATTATACAAATACCTAAGCTATGAAGACAAAACATTAGACACAATAAAAGAAAAGTTAATAAAGGTATTAGGTGGAGAGCTTCAGATAAGATATGAAAATGGAATTAGATATTTAGATTATTTGGAGGAAGTAGGAGAACAAAAGGAAACTAAAATATCATTAGGAAAGAATTTGGAGTCTATTAATAGAGAGAATAATCCTACTTCAATAATAACAAGGCTTATTCCGCTTGGCAATAAGCTTGAAGATGACCAACGATTAACAATAAAAGAAGTTAATAATGGAATAGCTTATGTAGATGATGAAGAAGCTATTAAAAGATATGGAATAATAACAGGGTGTAAAACATGGGATGATGTTACTGAAGCATCTAACTTATTGAGGAAAGGAAGAGAATTTTTAAAAAGTAATAATAAAGTTGTAAGAAAAAATTCTCTAAGTGCTTTAGATTTATCATTGATAGGGTTAGATATAGATACTTTTGAAGTAGGAAATACATATCTTGTAGTTAATCCAGTTTTAAATATTAGTGAATATTTAAGAGTAATTGAAAAGACTATTGATATTAATGCCCCTCATAAATCTTCTCTTACAATAGGTGATAAATATATAAGTATGACTGAAATTCAATCAAATGAGAAAAAAGGATTTCAGTATAATAGAATTCAAGTTCAAGCAGCTATTGATAAAATAAACAAAACTTTAGGGAAAGTAGTAGTAGAGCTTGCAGAAACTCAAGAAGGATTGCAATTAAAGATATCTGAAGATGATTTTAATACTTTATTCAAACAAACAACAAAATCATTTAATTTTTCTATTGGAAATGAAGAGGAAGGAACAAATGTACTAATAGATAAAGAGGGTCTTACTATAAAGAATGGAGCTATAGCAATTAAAAACTCTAAAGGTGAAGTTGTAATGTGGATTGATGAAAATGGACATTTAACAACAGATACTTTAGAGGTATTTGGGAATAGTGCTTGTGGGGTAAATTTACATGGAAAAGGTGCTAAATACGTTCACTTTAAATCAGATGATAATAAGAGCTTGTTTATGGATTTTTATAGAGGTGAGACTGGTCATAGCCGAATGGGAATTTATGCTGAAGATTCTCTATCTGAAAGAAGTTATCAATTTTTTATTGAACCTGGTAGCAATGTGACAGATAAAATGCCAATGGTAATTGTAAGAGGTATAAATAGTACAGCAGAAGCTAATGAAGAGGCAGAACTTCAAGTTCATGGAAGAATACGAGCAGTAGGGAAGTTATTAATAGGTTATGGAAGTACAGAAAGAGATGTGGGAGATATATTATCTGATTTTGCAAAAAGGTTGCAAATTTTAGAATCAAAGTAGGAGGATATTATGGGAATATTAAGCAATTTTACAAAGAAAATAAGAAATGCTATATATGTTAAAGAAGTTCGTGATGCAATAGCTGATGGGCTTGAAACAGTAGAAGCTCTTGAAGAAAAAAATCTTGAAATATACAACAACATGGTAATTGGAGCAGGAGAATCAAATGCTGAAATTGTGGATGCCAGATTAGACAATAATACTGGTGTAAGATATGAAAAAGTAGGAAAAAGACTTGATAAAATTAGTTCGCAAATTGCCGAAATTAAGAGCCTAAAAGCAAATAATATAGCATATGATAATCCTATAGAACATAGAATGATTGAAAGTATATCTAAAGTAGTTGGAAAGATAATTTACTATTATCAGGGGGTAAAAGAAAAAGAAATATCTTCTGCAAATTACATTATTATTAATGTAGAAAATGTAGAAAAAATATATGTTTCACTTGATACTTTTGATAGAAGTTACAGTTCTACAGCCTTTAATTATGTTGTATTTACTGATGGTGTAAATCTTAATGATTCTTCTGTTAATTTATTAGGTTTAGAAATTGAAACACCAGCTGGAGAAAGCTCTGTTCAGTATAGAAACAAAGAAATAATCGTCCCTACTAATTCAAAATTTGCGTTTGTGAACTATTGTTCATCTGGAATAGAACCTATAATTTACTATAATACAAGTAAATCTGTAAAAGATGTTTTGGATACTTTATTATATAAAGAAGTTATTTTTGACACATTTCCAAATGAATCTGTATTAGAAAAACTACCAAATAATTCATTCTTTAGAACTAGAGGTTTTTATTTTGTAGATGATGGTTTTGGATGTATGTATAAAATTTCTAAAAGTAAATTAACAAATTCATTATACAAAAATTCAAAATATTATATTAAACCAATTCAGCCAGATGGAGAAGTGTTTTTACCATACTATGGAATTAGGACCGGAAAAGATTATGGAGATTTAAATTCTATAATTTTAGAACAAATAAATTTTACAAATGGTAATCTTCTAAAGCTACCTGTTGGTCATTTTTATTTTGAAAAAGAGATTAATTTAGAAACATATGAATTAATGTTATCAGGCGAACCAATCCCTTTAGTATATAGCAATAGAAGAGTTGAAGATATGAAAGATAATGGATTAACATGGTTACATTTTTTGACTATTGACAATGGTGGATGCTGTATTAAGGGTAAGCGTATAAGTATAAGTAATATTAATATTTGTGGGAATAGTGAAAGTTATACAAATTTTTTTAATAGAACAAATACATATACTAATCCCGATTGTATATGTACTGAAACTGTTAATTCTAAAATAACAGGAATAAAAGTAACTGAGGGAGGAACATTGACTAATTGCTCTTTTAGTAATTTATATGTTGGTGTTAAATCAAATATTTCAAATTTTGCAATTAATAATGTAACTATTCTAAAATGTCATACTGGATTGTCAGTTTTGAATGATACAAAAATTGATGGTTTATATTGTTTAGACACAATTGTGGGACTTGAAATTGGAGGTTCTATTACATCAGCTTCTAATATTAGAGGGGATAATGTAGTGCACTTAGTAAATGTGCGAAGCGGTAGAAGTGTGTTTTTATCTAATTTAGATGCAGATTATTGTTTAGAATCTATATTGCATGTGGGTAATCTTGAAGAAGATACTTGGAATAATATACAAGATTTAGTTGTGGATGGAGTTTGTGGAAGAAGTAATATTATAAAAGCATATGATACTACTAAAGATAATGAATGTACTGCACTAGATATTACAGAAGATACTTATATCCAATATCCAATAATTTCAGTTGGAAATAATGTAACATTAAAAGGTGGAGTTTTCTTGTTGTCTGGTATAGGTAAAACAAATCCATTTGATGAAGAGTCAAATTATCGAACCCCTTCCATCATAATGTCTAATGGGAAAAAAAGTATTGTGTCTGATATTCAAATTCAAATTGCTAATTCGGATGTAGAATTAACTAAAGATTGGTTAGATAAAAAAATTAAAAGTTTTTCTACATATCCTCAAAACACAATATTAAAAATAATTACTGCAAAAGGGGATATGTATTACAATAAATCTGGAGAAACAGTAACTTGTAGCAAACAGACAACAGAAAAATTATCTTGATAAAAGTTGACAATTAAAATCAATTCATCTATTATTGTAATAAATT